ACCGAAATCCTGGACAAGATTCGGGGCGAGCTTCCGCGGGACTCGTATGCTGTCGATCCGTTCACCAATCCGATCACCGGCCAGAAGCTCACCCCGATGTTGCCGATGGGCGAGAACGGGATGCCCTCTTTCCCCACCGGGGGTACGCCGGGAACGCCCAGCATTCAGGGTCCGATCATGCCGCAGTACAACTCGTTCGGTCAGATGACCGGGTACGGCGCGAACATGGTCGACCCCCAGGAAGTGTTCGACGCGCAGCTGGCGGTGGTGGACAGGGCTGGCGATCTTGAGGAAGCCAACAAGGATCTGCTTGCTGCGAAAAAGGCAGGCATTCTTAGCGCAGAAGAAGTCCACGACCTTGATAGAAAGGTTCTTGACGGGAGGATTTCTCTACACAAAGCCTTGGTTCAGTTAGGCAAAGCTCAAACCGGGGACGTTGAGAAACTTAAAACCGAAACCGATAACGCGAAGGACGCGCTCGGCGACTTCGGCGCGGAGATCGACAAGGATTTCGGCATCAGCAAGGGCCTGACCGGGATCGCCGAGAACCTGACGAAGTTCCTCGCTAACTTGGCGCTCGCCCCGGTGTTCGGTGCGATCCGTGGCGCGCAAGCAGGGCTGGGGTTCCCGCAAGGGGAAGGTGTCGGTTCCGGCCTGACAGGCATGGCGGCGTCATCTATGGGCTGGTACAAGGGTGGGCCGCTCGACCCCGGTCGGGAGGAAGCTGTTCCCGGTGCCCCGGCTTACGCCCCGTCCGGTTCCCCCAGCTATTCCCCGAACTGGTACAGAGGCGGGGCGTTGGACGCGCCGGTCAGCCCTCGACCGGCTTCTGTTTCTGACCCGTCCGCATGGGTCGGCGGCGCGGGTGATTTCGGTACCAATTTCGAGGGCGGAGGTGCAGGCCCTGCAAAGTTTGGCGGCAAGCTCCCTGGAATTAACTTGTCCACCATTCCGGTGGCGGCGCAGCAGTACGCCAACAACTGCATCAACGCGGCAGCGCAGATCATCCTGTCGGCTGGTGGCGTGAACATGTCTCAGGACCAGCTTGATGGCGTCATCGCTCGCGGCGGTGGCATCAGCTCTTTGTCCGCTGGCCTCAACCGGCTCAGCCCCAGCGGCGGGTTCAAGGCGTTGGAGGCGTCAGGCGGCAGCCCCGATGTGCTGTTCAAGGCGGTCAAAGACTCCGTAGACAGGGGTGTCGGGTCGGTTCTGAACGTGGCTCCCGGTCAATCCATAGCGGGTAGGGACTACCCTTCTGGTCACTTCATCGCTGTTACCGGGTATGACCCGCGCACCGGCCGGATCAACCTGTCGGACACCGGCGACGGCAGCATGTACTCGGTGTCGGCGGAAGAGGCTTTCCGGTCCAGCCGGGGCCGCGGACTTGTCGCGGGTACGGGTGCCCGGCAGGGGCTGCCGAGTTTCGCTAAGGGCGGCGAAATCCCGATCATGGCCCACAGCGGCGAGCACGTCCTGACCCGCGACGACGTGTCCGCGATGGGCGGCCAATCCGCGGTTTACAACTTCCGCAGGTCGCTGCACAGTTATGAGCTGGGCGGGGAGCCGGTTCAGCCCGCAAACCTGGGTGAACTTCTTGGGGTTGGGGACAGTCCGCCGCCGCCTAAGCCTCCTGCGCTTCCCCCGGCCCGCGCCCCCCGGCCCCCTGCAGCCGCCACCATGCCCGGCGCTCCCATTCCTGCTTCGGCTTCTGCGACCCCTGCGACCCCTGGGCTTCCCGCGCCGCCCGCAGCTGAGGCCCCTGTGATTCCTGTGCCTCCCGCGCTCCCGGCCATCCCGCAAACTGTCCTGCCTCCTGGTACTGAAACCCCCGGCACGGTCATCGGCGCTCAGGTCGAAGCCCCAGCCGGATACGGCGAGGGCCTATCAATCGGCGGCGGGATCATCGGGGCGCTGCAAGGCGCGGCGCAAACAGCGATCTCCGCTGGCGGGCTGGCAGCGGACGCCGCTGGCGGTTTTGGTGGTGGTTCGGCGGGTGCCGCCGTTGCTTCCGCGGCGCTGCAGATCGGGTTCGAGGAACTCAACCGTGCGATTGAGTTCGGCGGGCAGGTTGCCAGTATCGCCATGCAAGGCCTGTCAGAGACTTTTCTCCCGGCAGGCGGTTCGGAGTTGGCGGCGAACAACTGGGGCACCAGGCTGTTGGGCGGCCTCGCCGGCGCTGCACCGGCAATCGCTAACCTGGCTGGCGGGGCCAATGCCAAAAACCAAAGCATGCTTCCCGGGGTTGGGCCGCCTACCCCTGAGCAGATCGCCGCTCAGGGGATGGACCCGAATCGGGGTCAGCACACCGGCGCGGCCCCCGCGCCTGGGCCGTTCACCGCGGTGAACATCGAAACCTACAACGTCACGAATAGCGAGGATCGCGCCGGTCAGGATCTCGCCCGGTATTACGCCGCACCGGGGGCGCGCTGATGAAGGGGTGTTGCAAAGCGCAACACCCCGCAGAGGGGTGTGTGGCACATGGTGGGTAATATCCGGCTCAGGGTTCCGTCGAATCCCATCACGCCGCATGGGGCTTACTACTTGCTGAGCGGCAAGAAGCCGAACATGACGTATCGGTCCTACGACGATACCGCCGTGTTCCATTTGATGGGCGGCATGTCGATTCCTGATCGTCACACCGCACCTGAGTCGATTAGGCTCAAGTCTCTCAGCGGGCTGATGGCACCGTGGGCGCAGATCGAGCAGAAGGGTGCCACCCAGGACGGCGCCACGTTCATTGATGCGCTTTACGATCCGATCGACGCGGACATGACGGTGATCGCAACCGGCAAGACCCCGGAAAGCACCGCCCAGCTGATCCGCGACTGGATCGCCGCGTGGGACGCGAAGAAGCCTGGCGAGTTGTCGTTTTTCGACCACAACGCTGGCCGCTGGTGGGCACCTGTGCGGTGGACCCGCAATCCGGTCGACAAGATCCGCGGCGGCAACTTCACTACGCAGGAGTTCACCTGGCCGTTCAAGGCCGAGGATGCGTTCTGGCGGTCCTACGATCACACCGACGAGTTCAGGTTCGGTTTCTCTCAACTCGACGAAGAGTTCAACAATCTGAGTAACTGGACGATCAGTTATACGGGTACCGGCACCGGAACGGTGGTTGCCGCTCCGCAGTACACCGGCATAATGCAGTCCATTTTCGGCGATGGCGACTGGGAGGCGAAGTGGTCGGCGGGCACCAATCAGAGCCGGACGGCGGTTCTTCGGCGCACCGGATTCGCCACCGGCTCCGACAATCAGATCGCTTTCATGAAACTGGGATCGTTCCCTGAGTGGTCCATTTTCGATGAGGCGTACAACGACATCTGGTTGCGGATGGGAAACACCGAAACGCCAGGCCTGAACGGGTTACGTCTTCGGATTCAGCGTTTCAACATCGAAGTGTCGTATTTCGTCAACGGCGTCGAGACGACGTTGCGGAACAAGCTGATCTTTTCACCCGCCCCCGGCGAGACGTGGGGTTTCATGGCCGGGGTTGATGGCGATCCCAGGAAGTACCGGGTGCTTCGCGGGCTGGATGGCGGCATGGTCGAAGTGATGACCGTCAAAGAGCCAGGTACGGCATCGAACCTGGGTTCGTCGTACCGGGGCATGGGCTTTGGGATGGAGGCAGGCAGCGGCCCAACCGTGCAGCTTCTACCGGCTTCCATACGGAGTTTCCGAGCCGGGGACAACGCCACTCAAACCCAGTCGGGGATGCTCCGCCGGGTCAACGTGGGCGATCAGGACATGTGGGATCGTTACACCCTTCACGGTCCTGGGACGTTCTACATAGGTTCGGGGCCAGGCACTACCGACATGGTGAAATACGGGCCGCTGCTGCCCAACCAGATAGTGCAGATACGCACCGACCCCCGCAAGAGGGGAGTTGTGGACCTGACCGCGGTGCAGCCCAGCCCGCAGGAACTCAAGTGGTGGCAGCAAGCGGTGAAAGATTTCGTTTCGTTCGCTTCCGGAAACAACGCTTCCCCTCTTGAAGAGGAACTGCTGTCGAAGTTCGGGGTTCAGCCGCCGCAGGGAAACATGTACAGCTTGCTCGAAGGAAGGTTCTCTCAGCCGATCCCCCCGAAGCCGGTCGCTGGCCCCGTGCAGCAGTACAACGTCCTGGTTAGGGTGGAGGGCGGCAACGCTGATTCAAGGATTGTCGCAGCCGGAACCCCCCTGAGGCGGTGGCCCCTTTAATGGCCGATGCACCTAACTCTAGAAAGAGGTAGCAATTATGGCACTGAAAGAAAACTACATTAACGGCGAAACCTTGTCGGCGTCGGCGTTCAATGACGTCGCCAGTCAGGTCAACACGAACACCAGCCAGTTACTCGGCCTTCCCTCGGCCACCAACGCCAACACCGCCGACACCCTGGTCCGGCGGGATGCGTCGGGAAACTTCTCAGCCGGCACAGTTACGGCTAGCAGGTTGGTGTCGACTGTGGCTACGGGCACGGCTCCGTTCACGGTGACAAGCACCACGAACGTGCCTAACTTGAACGCAAGTCAGTTGCAAGGGTCCGTCAGCAACGCTGGCGCGGTTGCATCGACCTTGGCGCTTCGTGATGCCAACATCAATCTGACGTCTCGCGGATTCATCCCTGGCTTCACGGCGACAGTTACCGCGGCCGGGACGACCACACTGACCATTGCCTCAAACTCGATCCAGCATTTCACCGGCACCACGACTCAGACCTGTGTGTTGCCGACTACTTCTGTCGTCGCGGGGTATACGTTAAGGATCATCAACAGCAGTACCGGCGCAGTGACCGTGCAATCGTCGGCTCTCGCCGCAATCGGCGCGGCTTTGACCACTGGTACTAGCGCGCAGTTCATTGCCCTGGTGGCGACTCCGACCACTGCGGCGAACTGGCATCGGATATGACATCGAAGTTTCCGGTCACATTCCCGTTTGAGTTCAGCGCGGACTGGTCCAGCCTGCAGAAAAACCGTCCCCAGGTCTCCGACCTGGAACTTCTCAAGCAGGAACTTCTCTACGGCGATCTCATTACCTCAGCCACAGCGGCGGAGAAGCTGGCCAACCAGGAGTCGGCAGTCGATCAGTCCTGGCACATCTCGGTGTACGACAAGATGTGGGTGAAGGTCGGCGAACTCGGTGACGACATGATCTCGTTGCAGGGCAGCGATCCGCGTAACAAGATGCCTTCCGCGCAGCTGAAGATCAAAGGCGAATCGTGGCTTATCGACACCTTCATGAGTTGCTCTTCAACGATGGTCGGGGTTGTTGTCGAAACCGCCGGCTTGCGTTTCCCGTTCTACGTTGACACGTTCGACTACGAGTTCGATAACGGCGCATGGGTGGGCACCGCCAGCCTCAACGGCATTTGGGACATCCTCAACTATTTGGTGATCTGGCCGAACTGGTGGTTGCCGATACAGTTCCAGCTTTTTTCGCACGCTGTTTTCATCGGCCCTTTGTGCACTGTCACCGAAGCAATGATCTCGGAGAACGCGCTAAGGATTCAGTCCGGCCTGTACGAGTTCATCAACAACTCGGGGAGCCTCAATCCCGACGTCCGCACCTGGTTCGGGACGCTGCTGCAATCCAACGGCAACATCTTCCAGATGTTGAAAACGCCTCTTTATGTGGTGCGTACCAACCCGTTCCTTGACACCAGTCCGCTTGTCGCCCGCACCGTGCGGATGGAAACTTGTGGCGCGGTCATCAACGACATCACCGCCTCCTACGGGGTCACCGTCAGTGTTGATCTGTGGCTGCCTGGTGACGATCAGCCCGACTACTGGACGCAGACGTTCCCCGATTTGGGGTTGACGCAGCCGACGTATGTGGTGACCGTCAAGGATCGCTCGCAGATCGCAGGCCCCACCGGAACGGTGATTGATTCAGCGGTGCGTCAGGTCGTCGATGTAGCCGGTTCGTTCTTCGAGGAAATCCTTCCGTTCATCAACGATGTTCCCGGCCGGGATGGCGTGTACATCTCCCCTCAGCTGGGGGTTAATTACGTTCCGCCGTGGGCGGTGCTGATCGCGCCCGA